CAATGGGGCTCTATTCCATTTGACGTAATGAAAACTTACGCAGCAATGGACGCTCTCTGTACTTACCTTCTTTACGAGAAATTTAAGAAGATCAAAGAGAACCCCAAACTCAAGTGGGTATATGATAACATACTCATTCCTGCTACTCGGTTTCTAATCGACGCACAGGACAACGGTGTTCCCTTCGACAAGAAAAGACTATATGCGGCTCAGGAACTTATGCAGGATGACATTGATGCTGCTATTACTGGGCTATACAAAAACCCTATAATAACTAAATGGGAAGAACATAATGGAAAAGATTTTAACCCTAATTCTACTGTTCAGCTTCGTTCCCTTCTTTTTGATTACTTGGACTTGCAACCTACTGGAAAGAAAACTGGTACGGGAGCGCACTCGACGGATGCAGAAGTACTCGGAGAGCTTGGATCCCAGTCGGAAATTCCACGACTTATCCTTGACATACGTCAGCGATCCAAAATTAAAAATACTTATCTGGACAAAATCATACCGCAGTTGGATAGAGATAGCAGACTACGCACATCGTTCAACATTCATGGCACTACTAGCGGCCGCCTCAGTTCTAGTGGTAAGCTTAATATGCAGCAACTTCCTCGGGATAACCCTGCCGTAAAGGGATGTATCAAAGCGGCCGAGGGAAACAAGATTGTAGCAATGGACTTAACTACGGCAGAGGTTTACGTTGCCGCAGTTCTAGCAGAAGACAAGGCTCTCATGGATGTATTTCGTTCAGGCGGAAACTTCCATAGTAGTATTGCGAAGACAGTATTTAGACTACCTGGCGAAGTAGAAGATGTTGCAAAGCACTTTGCCACAGAAAGACAGGCGGCTAAAGCTGTTACTTTCGGCATCATGTATGGTGCTGGGCCAAAGAAGATTAGTGAGCAAGTTACCAAAGACTCAGGTACATACTTCAGTCAGTCGCAGGCAAAAGAAGTGATAGATGACTACTTTCAGTCTTTCCACAAACTCAAGTCGTGGATCGACACTAACCACAGATTCATAGAACAGAATGGATTTGTATACAGTTTCTTTGGCAGAAAAAGGAGGTTACCAAATGTCAAATCTTCGGACGCAGGCATCAAAAGTCATAGCATTCGTTCTGGTCTTAACTTTCTGGTACAGTCTGCTGCTTCTGATATTAACCTTCTAGGTGCTATAGATATGCACGATGCTATAAGGGCAAGCAATATGAAAGCCCGTATATTTGCACTTGTTCATGACTCGATTCTCGCAGAAGTGCCAGAAGAAGAGATAGAAGTATACTGTGAAAAACTGAAACATTCGATACAACTAGATAGGGGTATCAAAATCCCAGGTGCTCCAGTTGGGTGCGACTTCGAGATAGGAGACGACTACTCAATGGGCAAATTCGAGAAACAATATGGCGTACTCTGATAAAGTGATGGATCACTACGAGAACCCTCGAAATGTGGGTAAGATGGATGCTGATAGTCCAAATGTTGGCACAGGTATGGTCGGAGCACCTGCCTGTGGTGATGTTATGAGACTACAGATAGAAGTAGTGGATGATATAATACGAGATGCAAAGTTTAAAACCTATGGATGTGGTAGTGCTATCGCTTCCTCTTCCCTTCTCACCGAGTGGGTAAAGGGCAGGACTATACAGGAAGCAACAGACATAAAAAATGTCGAGATAGCAGAAGAGCTGGCACTACCACCCGTCAAGATACACTGTAGTGTTCTTGCGGAAGATGCAATAAAAGCAGCAATAGCTGATTATGAGGGAAAAAATGCTGAATATAACTGCGAGTGCCAAGAGGCATCTTAAGACAAAGTGTATTTGGGCGAATAAGAAGTATGTTCTCTTAAACCTCAAGCCTAGTGGCTGTGCGGGTTTTGAATATACTTGGGACTACCGTGATACTCCTTCCGATACTGACATATTGGTAGACAATCTAATACTGGTTGGTGACCAAGCTCAAGAAGCGGTCAAGGGGAGCACTGTAGACTATACTGAAGAACTAATAGGTTCTTCTCTCACAGTAACGAATCCTAACATACAGGATGCGTGCGGGTGTGGCGTTAGCTTCACCATTTAAAAGGAGGAAAAGTTGTATAAAGTAGCATGGAATTATGATGGCAAGAAACACAAAGCCAAAGTTAAATCCCCACTCGGTAGGTATGAATACTGCCAGATGCTAGAGAAAGAGGGAGCAACTGATATAAAAATAAAATACTATGCGCCCTACGGAGAGATAGTTGATAGTTACTTACAGGGACGTTCAATGCGTAACTTTCCCAGTTTTCAAGATTACTGGAAGCAACTGGAGTTATTCTGACGGACTGCTGTTTTTAGACGACCAGCTACTCGATGACAAGAATATGCCAGGCGATACTTTAGGTGTTCGCAGACTTCAGACTCCCTTTGAGAATCTGTTTCCTCTGCGAAATGCCTTGATTAGTCACATTGGCATACTAAAACAAACAGGACAAAACTTTATTGACTCAAAAGGCGACCCCTTTATCTATGACAAAACCTTGATGTGCAAACTTAAATACTATAAGATTCGCAAGGTTGATAGAAAAGGGGTCGCTTGTCTTTTATGGGTCAAGGGAGTTTCTTTTCCTTTCACAATACCAAGACCACCAGAAGATGGCAGGACTTGGGCAGGTATCTTACATATAAACGAGATACCTTGGCTACTATACGAGTATTCCGAGGAAAAACTCAAGGACACTCGCAGGAAAATATAGAGGATTATGGGTAAACGTAGTAAAACCTTAAATGGGTCAGGCTTAGAACTGGCTGAAATAGAACCTTTAACACGTAATCAGTTAATCGCTTTTGAATCGAGTCAGAACCTAGTTCTACATGGGTGTGCAGGCACAGGAAAGACTTTTATCTCTTCCTATCTTGCATTTGACGACATGACAAAGAATATGTATGAAAAACTTGTAATCATACGAAGTGCTGTTCCTACTAGGGATATTGGCTTCTTGCCAGGCACAGAAAAAGAAAAAAGTTCAGTGTACGAAGAGCCTTACAGAGACATCTCAATAGACTTGTTTTCTCGGGGCGATGCATATCAGATACTCAAAACTAAAGGATTAGTACATTTTATGACTACTTCCTATATACGAGGTATCACACTGAGAGATGCAGTCATACTTATAGACGAGTGTCAAAATATGACATTTCATGAACTAGACTCCATCATAACAAGAGTCGGGGAGAACTGTAGAGTAATATTCTGCGGAGACTTCAAACAGTCGGATCTAAAACAGAACGGCATGGACGAGTTTCTGGATATCCTGCACTCTATGAAAAGATTTGATTTTATAGAGTTCGGAGTAGAAGACATTGTACGAAGCGGTTTTGTAAAGGATTACATAATAGCGAGAGAGTATAAACAGAACTTATGAAGGCTGTAATCAGCAATCGGATTTATCTAGAAGTAACGGATGCGTATAAAGAGGTTCTCAGTAAAGAACTGACGTATACAATTCCGTCCTTCAATCCTAAAGACCCTCCTATAGTTATAAAGAATATGGCACGTATTAAGAGTAACTTGGTGAGTATACCAATAGGAAGAACAGATTTAATCCCAAACGACTACGAAATAGTTGATAAGCGTATCGACTTACCAGTAGACTTTCCTGAGTTTAGGTTTGAATTACGACCAAGCCAGCAAGAAGTTTACGATGAAGTCGAAGACAACTGCATAATAAACGCTTGGGTCAGTTGGGGGAAGACTTTTACAGGTCTTGCAATAGCTGGTAAGCTAGGACAGAAAACACTTATAATTGTGCACACAGTGCCACTAAGAAACCAGTGGGCAGCAGAGGTAGAAAAAGTATATGGAATTACAGCAGGCGTTATTGGAAGCGGTAGGTTTGATATTAGCAGTCCTGTGGTTATTGGGAACACTCAAAGTCTGTATCGTCGTATTCCAGATATACGTCGAGAATTTGGAACCGTCATCTTGGACGAGATGCATCATGTCTCGTCTCCAACGTTTTCGAAAGTAGTAGACACAAACTATGCTAGATATAAAATAGGACTGTCAGGCACGATAGAAAGAAAAGACGGAAAGCATGTAGTATTTCGTGATTACTTTGGGCAAAAAGTACATAAACCACCAAAAGAAAACTATATGACTCCGAGTATACTTGTGTACCGCTCGGAAGTACGATTTATGGACGGAAGTAACATTCCTTGGGCGAATAAAGTAACACAGCTAGCCTACAACGAAGAATACCTGCACAGTGTTGCACTCTTAGCCGCATTTTATGCAGAAAAAGGTCATAAAGTGTTGCTAGTAAGTGATCGAGTGCACTTTTTGCAGACGTGCGCCGAACTAGCAGGTGAAAAAGCCGTATGTGTTACGGGGGAAGTCCCCCATGAAGACAGAAAAACACTCATGTCTAAAATATCAGACGGAAAAGCTAATATTTTATGCGGAACACAAGCTATTTTCTCAGAAGGCATCTCATTAGACGACTTGAGTTGCCTGATTCTTGGTACACCAGTAAATAATGAACCTCTGCTGACACAGTTGATAGGTAGAGTGATACGAAAGAAAGAAGGAAAGAAAAACCCAGTAGTCATAGACATACACTTAAAGGGGAATACTGCACGAAGACAGGCTTCCAACAGGATCGGCTACTATATGAAACAGGGTTACCAAATACAGGAACTTTAAAAAAATAATTCTTGACATAACTTACATTTTTTGATATAATATGCTTCTATTTGACTGGAAAAAAATCTACGAGACTTGTGATGGAAATACATCAGAGGTCGTACGAGTTTTAAGGATGTTAGTAGAAAAACAGATACCCAACAATCGCTTTGATAAAATATACAAATATTCAAACTTGGACTTTACGGGTATGTCTTTTCTACTGCATCCTGACGTACTTTTATACAATGCGTATAAGTACAGCAACAAAGATATCTGCATATATGTGTCGATGGCAAGTCTTCGATCATACGCAGAGTATCTTACAAACCAAACAATACATTTAAACATCATGCACTTACCGCTTGATCCATATATGTATTTAGACAATAACAGCCTACTTCTTATAGCGGGTGAGAATATGCACTTTCTATACGAAGAAGCCAACCTTCAGGAGAACCACTAATGGCATTATCATTTAATCAGCAGAAAGGCTCTGCTCAAAAAGCCTCTATCAGCACCTTTCAGTATAAAGATGGAGATAACTCTTTCCGTCTTGTAGGCGATATTCTTGCTCGCTATGTATACTGGGTAAAAGGCGAGAACGACAAGAATATTCCTTTGGAGTGTCTGTCTTTCGATCGCAACGCAGAAGCGTTCAACAACAAAGAGAAGGACTGGGTTCGTGAGTACTATCCCGACCTCAAGTGTGGTTGGAGCTACGCGACACAATGTATTGACAATGGAGAAGTAAAAGTTGTCAACCTAAAGAAGAAACTCTGGGAGCAGATTAGAACTGCCGCAGAGGATCTTGGAGACCCCACCGATACCGAAACAGGTTGGGAAGTCAAATTTAAGAGAGTAAAAACTGGGCCTCTCCCCTACAATGTAGAGTACCAGTTACAGCCTCTTAAGTGTAAAGCTGCTGCGCTTTCTGATGCAGAAAAAGAGTTAGTTGCAGAAGTTAAGTCTATGGAAGATGTTATGCCTCGTCCTACGCCAGATGCTCAAAAAGAGCTTCTTGATCGTATACGACAAGAGTCTGTGTCTGAAATTGACGAAACTCTCGAAGATGAGTTCAATGTAGCGTGATTCTGTTCACAGCAGATTGGCACATAAAACTGGGACAGAAGAATGTCCCAGTTGCATGGGCAAAAAAGAGGTATGAGTCTTTCTTTAGTCAGATACACGAGCTAGAGAGAGAATGTTCTATGCACGTAATCGGAGGCGATCTCTTTGATCGTCTTCCAACAATGGAAGAGTTAGAGCTTTACTTTACTTTCATACGAAAAGTAAGTATACCAACTCTTATCTACGATGGCAACCATGAAGCAACAAAAAAGAATAAGACATTCTTCAGTCAGCTAAAACAAGTAAGTAGAGACATAAATCCG